TGAGCTCGTCGGCGTAGTAGTCAGGGAACCCGTTCTTCATAACGGTGTCCTTAATGTGATCCTTTATGTACGCCTGGTTCCGCTCGATCTGATTCTTGGCTTTGCCAGAGATTTTGTCGGCGATCACCTCGGTACGCGCCAGTTTCTTCAGGTCTGGCGCGTAGGAAACTGGGCTAGGGAGAGCGCCGCCCTTCCACGCGGCGGCGGTCGCCGCGTCGGATTCAGACGTGGCACCCGTGATGAACCGTGGCAAGTGTAAGTTCGGCACAGCGTTGATTCCTGCGCCGATGAGCCGCCCGCCCATCTCGCCCTCCTCGCCCGCCTTATTGGTTTCCGCCAGCGTGGTAGCAACCTGGCCTGGCGTCGAGGCGTTGTTTCCGAGGGCATCTTTCTCCAGTTCGGTGGTTGCCTTGCCGAACGCAGCGCCGACGCCAGCGCCGAGTACACCGCCAATGGCGGTACCCACCCCAGGAACCACCGAGCCAGCAGCAGCCCCCACAGCAGCCCCGGCACCCATGCCCTCGAGCGTCGGTGCATCGGCGACAATCTGCGCTACAAAGCCGACGCCGTTATGCTCACCGACACGGTAGACCTTGCCATCTTTGGTCGTCACCACGACCGCCGGGCCGCCATCGTGATACTCGCGCTTCACCGCGTCCTTGCCGTAACGCTTTTGGAGGTAGATCTCTTTCTCGGCCATATTGTCGGCCTTGCCGAGCGCGACCTGATCACCGAACGGTAGGCGATCCTGCGGCGGCTCGAAGCCGATGGGCGCCGTGTGCTCCATGCCGGTTGTGTCGATCTTGGCGATCCCTGCATATGGGTCGCTAGGCGCCGGAGCATCGACAGTAGCTATCCCTGCGTATGGATCGGCCGCCATCACTGCACCGTGCGCGGCTGGCCGTCAGAGCCTATAAATTTGGTGCCCTTTGGGTAGCCCTTGGCCTCGTCTGGCGTAAGCACCGGGAGGTTCCCCTGGCCCTGCGGCTTGGTGGCGATGCCGGTTAGCGTCTCCTGCAGTTCGTCTAACTTGACCAACTGCTGTTTGCCGCTGGTCATCTTGATGCCTTCGATCGCATCGTCTAACTTCCGGCGCTCGTCCGCCCCCATGCGTCCACCTTGCTGCTTGAGCAGCCGATAGGCGTTCGTCATCATGGACTCCATTTTGGACTTGAATTGCGTGGCGGGGAGTGGCGCGCTGCTATCAACGCTAGAATCAAGCCACTCGTACCCGCGCCGCGCCGCGCCGCCTAAGCCGGTGACGCTTGAGTTATTTTTCACCAGATCCTTGAGCTCGCCGATCTGCTGCAGCACCAATTGCTGCGTCTGGCCTTGCTCCTGCTTCTTGTCGTCAGCCTTCTTGCCGCTCGCCGCAGCAGCCGTGTCAGCGCGCTTGCCGGCCGCTGCCGCGCGCTCGGCGTCGGCCTGCGCCTTGATAGCGTCCGTCACGTCTTTCGCGTTGTTGCGCGAGATGTTCGAGTGCGTCTGGTCGATCTTATCCGACAGCTTGATCATGTCGCCTATAGACTTTTTAGACATCTCGGTCTGCTTGCCGATGATGCCCACCGCAGCGTTAGCTCCCTGCTGCGCGCGCAGATCCGCGTCGATCCGGCCTTTGTAGGCGGCCGAATATGCTTTATAGACCTCGACCCACGTCTGCTTCTTTTCTTTGAACTCCTGCACCTGTTGGTCATACTTCTCGCGCGCGGCCGAGTACGCATCGGCGCTCCCTTGCACGATGCCCTTCATCATGGCGTTGGTGGTCTGCAGCATCGCGACACCGTGCGCGCGGCCGAACAGCCCGCCTACCGCCGCGAGGGCCATCAGCGCCGGCGCCTGCGCCATCACGTCCTTGAAGTGATCTTGCGGGATGTTCCCCTGGAACTCGGGTTGCTTACCGACCGCACCCTCGGGGTCGAAAGCCGCGGAGTCGGCCGTTAGCTTTGCGTTGGCCGCCTCGCGCTCGCGCACTGCCTCTTGCTGCTCCGCCTCGAGACCCTGCACGCCAGGATCTCCCTCGATCTGCGCTGAGATGTCCTGCGGCGACATGGCCGGGGTGGATGGTTGCGTGCCGAGTGTGTCAGCCATCAGAATAGCCCTTGGACCGCGCTAAGATCCTGGTCAGAGTTGTCCGCGAACACATTGGAGCCGAGGTCGTCGATGCCACCCGTTGGGTCGCCCGCGCCGGCACTAAAGTCGCCCAAGCCTGGATCGTTACCCACGGCGTTTACTTCGGAGTTGGTCAGCGTCGGGCTGCCGCTGCTGTCGAAGTAGTCGCCACTGCTGCCGATGGATTGGCCGGCTGCGCCTGCCGCCCCCGCAGCGCCCGCGGCGCCGGCACCAGGCAGGAGGCTCGTGCCCCCGGTGGTGGTCCCAGACTTCTGCCCTGCAACTTGTTTGGCGTAGGCAGCGGCGAGCGTGCCCATGAGGGTCGACACCTGGGCTGCATACTCCTGATCGGTCTGCATCTGGGTGGTGATGGCCTGGTTCATCTCGGGTATGCCGATATTAGCCTCACTCATCGAGTTGGTCAGTTCGGTATTGAGCGCCGTTGATGCGTATTCCATGCCCTGCTGGATGGTCTGCTGGCCTTGGGTGGTGGCGGTGAGCCACTGGTCATAGGCCGCGGTGCCGGTCGCAAAGTTGGAATTGAGTATCGTCTGTTTCTGGATCAGCGCGTTGTTGTCGATATTCTGGTTTTGTGCCGCAAGAATCGTCGAGTCGGTGATACCGGCACTCGCGAGCTGCTGTGCCACTTGCTGCTTTTGCGCGGCGGTCTGCGCGTCGAGTTGCGCCTGTTGGGCCGGCTGGAGTGTGCCCTTCTGGTACTGCGTGAAGGCGGCCTGCGCGATGGCGGATAGACCTGATGCAGACTGCACCTCGGCGGCACCCTGCGACTCCATCGTGTTGACGACCTTCTGATCGGTCGGCGAGATGGTGCCAGCGTTATATTTGCCGGCGAGGGTCTGCGACTCCGCCAAGGAAGGCGCAGCGAGCCCCTGGAGTTGCTTCGAGTACTTGGCATCCTCGGCCTGCCCCGCGGCCGACTGCTCCTCGCCGATCGCACCCACCGCCAAGTATGGCGCCATGCCGCCGATCGTCTGACCGAGCGACCCCAGGAGGCTGCTGCCGGTGGTGCCTAGGCTGCTCGCAAGCCCAGACTCGAGGCCGCTCGAGAACGTTGAAGGCCCGGTAAGGGCGTCTGCTGGTGTACTCACTGCTGAACCTCCAGTACTGGATGCTAACGCACTTGCCCCTAGCGCGGCGACTCCTGCGCCTGCCGCCGCCTCCGTTGGGGTCGATGAAGGGGCCGACTCCTTGACCTGATTAGGCGCGGTCTCGCCGGCCAGTTCGGTGGTGACGGCCCCAGTGAGCTCGCTCGAGCCGATCTTCTCGGCGGCACCGATGACCGGGGCGGGGATGCCGGTCGCGCTAGACGCTGCGCTTGATGTGCCGGCAAGCGCGCCCTGCAGGCCAGCAGTGAGGCCGCCGCCAACCGCTCCGGTTAGCACCGCCTCCCCGGCAGTTTTGCCGCCGGTCGTGAGGACGCTTTTAGCCAGGCCGCTGACCGCGCCCTCAGCGGCCCCCACGGCGATAGTGCCGCCCAGACCACCACCGACACCGGCGGATATCGCCGGCGCAAACTCCGCGCCGAAGCCAGCCGTGATCGCAGCGACGCTCGCATCGAGGGCCACGTCTCCCAGGATCGTCGTCGCCAGCGATGTCGGGTATAGCTTGGCGTCTGTCTCGTTGGTGACTGCCGAGGTAAATTTGAGTTGCTGAGCTGGAGTGAGGCTCTGGATAATGGCGGTCTGCTCTTCAGGCGTCATGCCTGGCAGCACCGCGTTTATCTCGTCCTGGTCGGTGGTTAGGACGTTGCTAGCGACCTCGCCCTTGTAGGCGGCTTCAGCCTGCTCAGCACTCTGCTTAGCATAGACCGAATCGGTACTCCCGAGCGAGTCGGTCATGTCGTCGCCGATCTCCTTAATCTTGGCGGTCACGATAGCCCGAACGCCTGGTCTAGCAAGTCGTGGATCAGCGTGTGCATTTGCATCCAGGTATCAAAGTCGTCCTGGTTATCCCACGTGTAATTAGTTAGCGCCGTCATGTCGACGGTCTGATCGGGGGTCATGAAGACAAAGAGCGACTGATGCACGCTTGCGTGATTGGCGAACCACGTGTCATCCGGCATGGTGCGAAAATCGTAGACTGGGATCGCGACGCCCTGCTCGCTCGCGGCGTAGGAGAGCGTCTGGTGGCGAAACCAGTGCGCGCATAGGAACGTCTCGACCGAGAGCTTATCGTCGAGCTTGGTACGTAGCCACGGGTCGAGCGATGGCATTCAGCGCCGCAGCACGATAAAAAGGAACGTGCACGCCGAGACGAGCAGAGCCAGGGCGGAGAGCAGCATCGACAGTTTCGCGTCGTCTTTGGTGGCGGCGCGGTTCAATGCCGCAAGGGCCGATTCTACAGCCTTGTCCTGAGCAGCTATGCGGCTGTCGATGTACTCCTTGATGGTCACGTCGCCCATGGGCACCTCGCTTTAGTCGAGCAGATAAGTGATCGTGCCGAACTCCATACCCTTTGTTCCAGCTGCAGTAAACGGCACGCCAACGGCACCGTTGTAGAACGTAATAGTGCTGGAACTGGCGGTGAGGGTGACAGTTCCTATGATATTAGCTCCGTTGTTCACAAGCGAAACTACGCATACTTGCGTTCTTGCGGGCGTAATTGCGCCCGGAAGCCCCGTCATGGTCATGGCGGTGGTGTTGCTGGTGCCTGTACCGGTTCCCAGGAACAGCGTGGCGATGTTATTCGTCGTCTGCCACGCGCACGAGGTGTTCACCGTGCCTGTGCAGCCGGTGATATTGCCGGTGAACACGCTGCTCTGGAAGACCGGTGAGTTATCTAGGTAATAATTGACTGTGGCGTTGACGGTGCCGGTGCCAAAACTCAATGTTCCAGGCGGACCTACCGCAAGAGCGTTGACACCAGTAATCGCACTGCTCCCGCCTTGGCTCAACAATCTAAATGCCGTGCCGTCATACTGGAAGATGCAAAGCTGACCGGCGATTATCTGCGCGATCACCATGGCTGACCCGTCAGCGTTCACGATATTCTGCAACCCAAGACCGTTAACATTTATCTGCGGCGCGGTGCTGGTCGTCGTGTTCGCGACCTTGACCTGGATCTGCACGCCAGCGGTATAGCCAAAGGTGGTGTTCGCTGGCGTCGTCACCGTAATGGTGTTGGCGACGCCAGAAGTGTCAACCAAATAGTTGGAGTACGTCGCGTAGTCATTGATCGCGGCGTAGGCGGTCGAGAAATTTGTGTCCAACTCCGACAGCGGGATAGGCCCGGTCTGGGTGGCGAACACATTTGCAATGAGGATTGGTTTAGCCATTTAAGTCCACCGTGCCCCGAGCTTATAGTCGAGGTAGACGCCTGAGAGTTGATAAGAAGATGCGCTCGCCGAGACCGTCGCTCCGATATATTTGCTGTAGATGCCCGGAGCAGTGCCGTTATAGAGCAAAAACTGAGCCGTGAACCACGTGACGATCTGCGCCGAGTTGTTCTGCCACTGCACCACTGCCAGCGCATTGTTGATCCACTGCACTTGGCCGCCCGCATTCAGCGAGACCGCCGTGGTCGAGCCGTTTACCGTGTCGAGCGTCATGCCGAAGGTGCCGGTAAACTCGTTGACGATCACCTCAAAGCCAGCACGGATCGCGATCTTATCGGCAAGCGGGTCTTCCATGGGCCACAGCGGCGTCATGGCGATCGACTCCGGGCTCGTGGTCGTGTCGAAAAACAACTCATAAAGTTGACCGGCGATGAAGCCGAACAACTGCGGCTCGTTCAAGACGATGCCGTAGGTCACAAAGGTGAGCGCGCCAAAATTGGCGAACCACCATGTGTCTTCCGACTCGAAGCGGATAGCCAGCACCGTGTTGGAGCCGAATTGCGGGTCATTCGCTCGCTGCACCAGGAAGGCCGCATTTAAAATCTGATTGACGACACACTGTCCGCCTGAGATGCCGGCGGCGAAGTTTAAATACTTCCACGTGCCGTCGATGTCCTTGGATATCTTTTGCGCGTTGGTGCCGTAGAGCGACCAAGCGCCGTATCGGTTCGCGAACATGAGGGCCTGATTGAGTGGAAATATGCTCCCCGGTTGGTCGCTCCCGATAATTGCCTGGATGTTGAGATTCGTGAACAGCGGCGTCGGCGGCGTGGCGCCGGAGGGCACGTAGACATCAGAGATCGCATTGATGCCGGTCGGCGACACGAGATACAGATATCCGTTCTGAGCCGCGAGCTTGGTGACGATGTTCCTGATGGTCGGGTCTGTGAGCGCAACCGATCCGGCGCCGTTGGCCGTGAGGAAGGAAGCCGCCGAGTAGTCGTTCGCACCGGAGAAGGTGAGGAGGCGCCCCTGCAAGATCCATACGCGCCCGAAACACACCGCGATGTCGGTGCCGGAGGTCGGCACACCGGCGCCCGCTATCAGAGTGAGCACCCCAGTACCGGGCCAGTTGTAATATCCGGTCGAGTCGACGACGAGGAGCTCGGTATTTTTCCACTGCGCAGAGCGCGACCCTGTGCCTGATAGCGTTGAGCCTATCTGCGTCGAGGTGGTGGTGAGAATGTTGTAAGCCCACACGGTACCGTCGGTGCAGAAGGTGATGATGTAGTCGTTGCCGGCGATATTCGCGTATTGCGCGAAGTAGGGGCCGTGCGCCGAGTAATTCGCGAGCGAGGCCGAGATGTTAGGAACGGTTTGGACGTTCGCGTTGCCGATGGGCATAAGGTTCTCGAGATAGAACCAGGCGTCATCGGGCAGGGCGTTCCGCGCGGAGCGGTTAATAACGCCCTTCCATTCGCGGAAAATCTTAGTTTTGCGCGGTTCTTCCTCTTGGACTTCGGCCTTGCGTGCCACGGCCGATCACTTCTGATACGGGTTGGGCAGCACCCGCGTCATCCACGAGCGCGCGGCGCGCAACCCTTCCGTCGCGTACTCAGCCTTGAACAGTTTCGCCTCGCCGAACGCCTGCTCTTTGAACTTCGCGCGGTAGCACGCCCAGTACTGCACGGGATCTTGGAAGGGCTGCGGCACCGTCTCGGTATCCGAGGGGCTGACCAACGCCGCCGGCAGCACCGCAACATCCCAGTCAGTGATGTAGTTCTGGTCAGGGATCGGCGCCACGTACATGTTGAGCGAGCCCATGCGCGTGAAGATAACGGGGCGGTCCTGGTACTGCTGCCACGCGCGGGCGTAGGCGTCCAACTCAGAGAACGACATGTAATTGAGCTTGTACCGCGTGTTCCCCCAGTAGAGCGTCACGCCCAGGACGTCGATCACCTGGGTGGTTAGCGCGGGCGTCGCGGTCGCGACCGAGGCGTTGACGTTGTAAAGCTCGGTGCCGGCGGTCAGCGGGATGGAGGTCGCGAGCTGGCGCAGGCACTTTGCATCCATGCAGATGCGGTTGCGCGCGTCGTTGATGTAGTCGGTCAGCTCCGACACCGGCCAGAAGTTCGCGTTCGGGTCGTGGAGAAGACGCTGCACCTGGGTGATGTAGGTCTGCAGTGTCGTCGCCATGTCGAATCCTTCAGATCAGATCGTCAGCCTCCCCGGTCGCTTGCCCGATCCGCGGACCATTGGGGGGTGCTTTGAGGGCACCCCCCTCAGAGCCACCGGCGGACACGGGGGGGCCAGCGCTGCCAGTCTCGTCGTCGTCGTCCTCGTCGGGCGTCTCCTCGTCCTCATCGTCGGGATCGGACGGAGACTCGAGCAGGGCGGCGGCTCGTTTCGGCAACCGCTGCTTTTTGCCGGGGGGTGCCTCGATCATCTCTGGCGGGTCGGAGAAGACCACCTTCTTGAGTTTGGCCTTGGCTTCGTCCCAGTCGTTTGAGCTTTTCATCCACCCCAGGCGATTCATGGCGGCGATCTGATCCTCGGCGCCGAAGCCGAAGATATGGTGGGCGACCACCTCGTGCACGTCGACCGGCGCGTTAGGCTTGAACACGTAGTCCTTGCCCGCATAGCGCCCGCGGATGATTTCCGGGTTCTTGTTCGTCACCCGAACGTAGTTGGTCCGATCCTCCATCATACAAAGCCCCCCTCTGAAGTTACTCGATCACTGAGACGCGACTGGTGCCGGCGCCACCGGATGCAAAGAGCGCGATTGCACCGGACCCGTCGACCCACTGTTGGCCGCCGGTCGACACCGCGCCGCAGATGCGGAACACTGGCGCAACCGCGAGGGTCGGCCCCGAGGTCGAGTCTTGAATGATCGAGGTGTTGTCGGGGTTGTACTGGATGGTGCAGTTCGGCCCGAGCAAGTAGTTCATGTTCCCAGTCGACTGCAGCGGCCCCTGCACGATGGTAGGCGTCGCATTGGTCGGGCCGCCGACGAACGCCGAGCCCACCACTGGTGAATACACCGGGATGAAGACCGGAATGATGGTCGCGCCGGTGAGAGTCGCGGCTGTGATGGTCGTGTAAATCTGGAATGTCGTGGTCGATGGGATCGCCAGGATTCTGAAGATCGGCCCGTTGAGCGTGCCCACTCCGGTCTGGGCGGTGACGCCCGCGAAGGTGACGAAGAAGTTCGGCATCGTGCCCGCGGCGGGCGAGAACGTGAGGCCGTGCGGCGCGGCGGTGGTGATCGTCGCGATGTTGTTGGCGACCGCGAACGTGCCGCCGGTGCCGGTAATGGGTACCTGAGTGGTCGCCAGCTCGGTCTGGAAGATTTCACCGGGGACTGCAATCTTAAGGTCTGACATCGCTTACTCCTTAAAAAACGGCGCTGAGGGCGCTGGCGTCCTGCACCAGCAGCTCCTCGCTCAACATGACGGCCGAGGGGAAGTCTGCCAATGAGAACGTGATGCCGTTGAACAACTGCAGCGCCACGCAGACCCCCTTAGCAAAGTCGAAGGCGTAGGCAACTCCATAGGGTGCGCCGACAAAGGCGATCTCGATGGAGGGGATGTAGCCGACAAAATCTGGGCTGATCGAGAGGCAGACCCTTTTGAAATCGGCGTATGTCCTACAGTTGATAACCACATTAGATCACCAGGAAATTGAACCCAGTGACGATGCCGGCACTGCGCGGCTTGGTGACGACGAGCTCGGCGAGCGTGAGCACGATGCCGATGTATCCCAATTGGTAGTTAGACAAGAGCGACTCGAAGCCTGAGAAGGCGAAAGACGCCTGGTCGTGAACGTAGAGATTCATGTAATTGGTGTTCACCAAGTACACGAGTCCCTCCGGGCAATACGGGTCCGCATAGATCGGCACGCCCGCGATGTCGAGCGCGCGGAATGCGGAGCGCGGCCGGTCGGCGTCGGAGTCGAAGCCGGTTCCTGGCGTGATCTGCAGCGACTCGATACCGATGAAGTCCAAGGCCAACTGCGTCCACGTGCCGAAGCCGCAGATGCCCATGGTCGGCATCTCGGCGCCGTTCTTATTCACGCCCGCGATGTACTGGATGAGCTTCGCGCGGGTCGGGTTGACCGCGCCAGCCGCGTAGCGCTTCGCCTGCCACCATGTGTTGGCGGTGCGGTTGATGTTGCCGTACGTGACGAGGTTCGTGCCGTCGTCGATCGCGCCCGGCAAGCCGATGAACTGGTTCAAGACCGTGTAATTGTTGTAGAGCGCTTGGCTGGCGGCGTCCGCCATGTTGTTGGTCGCATCGTTCATGCGCGCCTCGATCAGCGGGATCACCGCATGGTCGAGCTGCACCGCGCCCTCCATACCTAGGAAGGGTATCGGGGTGATCAGCGACTTGAGATTGAACTCGCCGACGTACGCGCCTTGCTGCGCGATCGGCTGGTTGAACGATCCCGAATAGTCGGACCACTGCGAGTTGACGAAGGCGGCGCCTTGCACCGGAACCGTGACGCTCGACACACCGCCGGAGGCCGTTTGCGCGTTCGCGAGGAGCGCGGCGAACAGTGGCGAGGTGTTGTAAATCTGCACCACCATCTTTGGGATGAAGGCGCGGCGCGTCACATAGGTGAGTTCTGTGCCGATCGAGCCGGCCGGGATGATGCCTTGACCAAAAACGGGCATGGGGGCTTACTCCTGGTTCAATTTCATAAATGGTCCCTAGGTCGAGCGCGCCCCCACGCTCAGGCCCTTACACTCCGGCGATTCGCCCGGCCCTGATCTCGTCCATCGCCTTGTGCGCCTGATCGCGCGCCCAAGCAGTCGGATTTTTGCGAATGTCGCCCATGTTGTCGGGCATCCGCATCGGCGTGATGCTCGCGGGCGTCGCCGGTGCGAGGGCATTCTGGCCCTTCAAGTAGCGCACGGCAGTGCCATAGTCGGCGATGTGCTCGTCGGCCATCACTTTCTCGACATCATCGGGCTTGAAGCCCGCGTCCGAGCACAGTTTATGGTTGCGCTCGCGGTTCGCAGCGACGCGGCGCTCGAGATCCTCGCGCTCCATCTTCTCGAGCTTGTCCTGCAGCGGCTTGGTGGCGGCCTCGAGCATCTCCTGCTGCTTCAGCTCGGGAAAATTCGCGTCCGGCGTGATTTTCTTGTACAGCCTTTTCGCCTCAAGGCCCACCTCCGGGTGGTTCATGAGCTTGCGGAGCGCCTCGGACTCACGCAGCGCGCCCTCGCGCTCGGCCGGGGTCATGTCTTCCAGGCTGCGCGCCATGGCTATGTGCTCTTGACCGGCACGTTACGGATCGTGCCGGAGGGCTTGCGGATCGTCATCTTGTTTTTGAATGTCTTCGACGCGGCCTCGAGACCGCCGAGTTCCGCATAGCGGGGCGGGTTCACGATCATGCCGTCGTCGATGACGTTCGAATGCGGGTCGCGGATCTGCAGCGAGTCGGACGGATTGAACAAGCGTGTGCCGGGCATGTCATGCTCCTGGGGGTGGCGGCGGCGGTGCGCCGCCGGTCAAAGGTTGCGGGCCGGGTCCGCCGGGCGGCGGGCCTTTCGGGGGTTCACCGGGGCCGGCGAGATCCTGCACGAGCTGCATTTTCTCAGCGGGTGCAAGTTCCTCGGTTTCGGACTCGTTCTTGCCGAACGCCTTGGCGAGCTTGGTGATCGCGTCGAGGATGGCCTTGCCTTCCTTCTTTCCAGAGCCGTACGCGGGCAGCGCTTGCTCGAGGAGTTTCTGGGCGAGGAGGCACTTCACGCGCGAGCTTTGCTGCGCTCCATCGGCGTTCTGCGGCGTCATCATGGGAGCAGCACGAGGCGGTGACGGGGGAGCTGCTCCGCCTCCGGGCGGTGCGCCTCCGTTAGCCTCCATCACTTCGGGGCTGGCTGCCATTTGCCGCCGAGCATTATGTTAATTGGAGGAAATGTCAAGGAACTAAAAGAAAAGCCCACCTTTTGGGTGGGCCTTGCCGTGCTACCGGCGATGCTTGCGGCGCTTACGAGCCATCGGTACGTCCTCCTATCATGGGATGGGTACCCCCCTCTTCGGAGACTTGTCGACCTACCTTCTACCACCTTGCTGCTTTGCACGCAATGTAGCGACTTCCATATCGTGCTGCTCCTTCGCTTTCGCGGCCTCAGCCGGCTCGATGACGTTCTTGATGTCGTCCGCGAGTTGCGGCTTCATCGGCACGTTGATGAGCTCGATCAGGCGCTCTTTGGTGATCGCGTTCATCTTGAACAGCGTGAAGGCCAGATTCGTGTTGTCCTCGACGAAGATCGGCGAGTTGGAGTGCGCGTCCACCTTCACGATGCAGTCGTCTGTGAACTGATCGAAGGCAAACTGCGAGCCGTCCGTCGAGCGCAGCCGCGTATTACTGTCGAATATCTTCTTTAC